ATAGGAACTTTGAAGCCTCTGACAAACCTTGCGTATGGATTTCGGGGGTTATACGATTAACTTTCATTCGAAGTAAAGCCAATTCCTCCATCATATTTGCCTTTTCTTCCCTTTCACGTCTCTCATCCTGTAATGCTACAAGTTCATCAGACAGAAGCATACCAGTTGGATATTCAATTGAAATATCAACAAACCTGGCGTACATCTGATAACTGACGACACCTCCAGCACTCGGAGTCAAGCGAGATAGTACTAAAGTACCATTTCGACCAACCCCAGTTACAAGATTTCGATGGGTATACGGGGAAATCCAAGGCAGCTTGATAGCTGAATTTTGATTCTTCGTAATGTTAATTGTGATATGCGGACACTGTGATAGTTGTAAAACGTGTTGGGTCCTAAGACTCAACTGATCAGCGTTAATATCTGGGAAATACGACAATCGCAATCCACCCAATTGGGCGGGTTGTGCTGTAATTACAAAAGTAACTTCAACACTTGCGCGAAAGTTCATAAAACCCGAGATTTTATTGCGGATTTGTTTCAAACCTAGCATGGCGTCCGGAAATTGTAGAGAATTCAAGATATCACCTGGAGCTCCACCTTCTGGTATTGTTCCATCTGCTATCTTGTAAACTCGTTCTAAAAAGTCGATTATATTATGTCCTCGACCCTCAACAGCTGTCGATTTGAGTTCTTCGGCCAATTCTGACTCTCCCGGAATAGTTTGCTCCTGTGCAGGGGCAACTTCCTGGAATGTCAAAATTTGTTTTGGCAAAAGATCCATTTCTTCAGACGTGTTGGCAGCCAAGGACGCACCGCCACCACTACTTGGTGCGGCCATCATTCTACTCATTGGACTAATATCTACAGTTTCGGCAATACTTTAAAATTCAATAGTAAATTCGTATCAATATTTACTATCTACAGTTGGTACATTTAGCTTTTATTTTTATCGTCGCACACAAATGCACAATAGGGGTAAAAACCCCTCGACGTCGTGATTGTCCTCCACTCAATGATTACAACTATCATCAAGAGCGGAATATATACAATCATATTTACCACGGCATAAAATCATCTACAAAATTGGACAATTTTGATTTGAGTCCCAAATTTCTTCGGGTCACTAATGTGAAAAAGTCAGCATATGACAATAAAGGCATATTAACTTTCCCTTCCAAATTAGCAGCAATAAGAGCTTCTCTAATCTCCTTTGTCCACTTATTGTAAGTTTCTTCGCCATGGTACACAAACTCCACACACGCTGTCTGGATGTTCTGTGCCAGTTGTTCGTATTTTTCATACCTATTCTTACATTTATCCCAATTCATCATCTCTAAAATGACAGTTAACTCTAAAGGAGCAAACCATCTATTCAAAGTTGGTTCAAAAACGAATTTTCTCTTCAAAATCGAGATTTCATGCAATGTGCGATATTCCTGCTTTCCTGTGGATTTCAATTCATCGGTGAATTTATGTCCAAGTACTAACATCTTTCGTGTAATATCATCTGGAGTTACTAAACCACGCAAATCGTGGCTAAGCACTGCAGTAATATCATCACCATAGATGCCTGCACGGAAATAATTATCAATATTTTTGATAATGATCAAAGCCTTTTCGACCTGTTCATCATCACCTTTCTCGATAATATCTCGCAACAAAAGTAACAAAGTATAGAAAAATAACAAACGCCCGTAAATAGTATTTATAATTGTAGTCAGCGGATTCCCAGACGGTTGTGAATGTGTCAACATAAACAACAACGTCTTGAAAAGCAAAACACAATTACATATACTACTCCACAAAACATAAGTGGTCAAATTGTTTGCACGTCCATATAATCGTTCTATTATCCGGTACACGACCCATAACATTTGTAAGATCAAAGATCCATCAAAATTGCTATGGTCGCCCGCCAGAAAATTTGGTTCGTTAGTATCTGAAACTTCATTCAAATATTTCACAAACCGAGTCCAATCATATGAGTGTACATCTGATCCAACCAACGATCCATTTCGTATCCGCTGTTTCATAAACGCTGCACAAAAGCCGAGGAAAAACATCCTTATAGCAATGGTAAAATGCATAGGTCCACCCGCAAAAATGCGAGTTTTACCCATGTTTA